TAAAGATCCAGGAGCCCAATTATGCTGTGTCCAGTACATAAATTCTTTAGCACTAGTGAACCAATCTTGAGTTACCTTGCTGTCTGTATCGTATCTATCAAATTTAAATCCTTTAGAAATTAGATATTGTTCATAACCTAATAAGAAATCAACTACTCCTTGGATTGTGCCGATGGTAGTTCCATAACTTATTTTTTGTTCTCTTATGGTGTTAAATGTTCTTCTCTTAAATGCTTGAACGTCGTCTTTCTTAGGAAGGTCTGGAAGTTTTTTCCACAGGGTTAAATCAAATGTGGATCCGCTTTGATGGCTTTTAACACTTCTATAATATTCATTATTATATCTTGCTACTACACCATTTCCATAAAATTTATCTTCTGTCCAATTAACAAAATTTTCAGAAACTCCGCCAACTGAAATAAGAGGATCTATTTGACTAATCACCGGAGCAAAATATGTAAAATGCGGATCTAAAAAGTCATAGCCGCTAATTTTCCAACCGTTGGTCATTTTTTCAACAATGACCGCGCTATAAATTATACTTGCAATTGGAGCACTAACATTATAATAAATTTCCTGATTTTCTACCGGAACAAAAATATTTGCCGAAGTAGAATTAGGATTTTTTGAATCTAAAATAAATCGTTGTTGTGTTTGATCAACAAATCCAGATAATCTATGTGTTAGGTAAACATCGATTTCATCTAATTTTTCCTGCAACACATTTTCATTAATATTATGGCTCTTTAAATAATCTACAATATAAGAAACTAATCCGCTGGTTAAATATCCGCCAGAACTTGATCCAACTAAATCTTCAACTTTAACAAAGATACCTGTATCGGTATGTACTAATTGATTTAATTTGTTTCTTACAATTTTTGAATTGTCAAAATTTTTGCCTACAAATTCAAAAGGTCTTAACAATGCCATTCCAATAATTGTTGCAAATGGATATTCACTACTGCTATACCATGCATGTTCTGCAGGGGAAATATCGCCAAAGTTAAAATCCCCTTGATTATTAATCAAAGAAAAATTTTGTGCTAGATTTGAATCTAGAGGGCTTAATAGTTTACCATCTCCATCTACAGGAATGTGTGTTAACAAAGTAGATCTTACATATCGTTTATGAACACCTGCTCTTGGACCTTGTCTAATTAGGCCGGCAGCCAGGTCTTCCCATAAAAGTAAATTGTTTCTAGTGTATGGTGCAGGTCCGTATTCACTTTCCCACCATGTCGGTTTAATAGAAAATCCTAACATTTCCCATGGGCAGCGATGTGGACGATCTGTATCGTAAAAATACTTGTAGACTCCTCTCCACCAACCTGGTAAATTTTCTAATCCGGCTGGGTCAGACATATTAGAATATGTATAAGTGAAAGAATTTTCGCTGTCAAAATAGCTATTACTTACATAATCGATATTTGTATCTGCAATCCATTTTAAAAATTCTTGTGTGTTTATTTGTATAATTTGATTGTATTCAAATATTCCAGTCTTATAATATCCGCCAGCGGTTGCATCAATATCAAATATATTTTCATCATATTCTTTTTTGATGTTATTAAAAATTCTTAATTCTAATTCAAGAAGCGCATCGTCTCGATAGTCATTAAATGCTGTTGTAAGGCTACCGTCGTGTCCTTGAATCATATATTTTGGTTCAACAAAGGTGTCATCTAAGAATTTTTCAGGTACAAACTTTTTAAACAATCCAATCTTTGTCGGTGTTTGAGGGATATGATTAAATCCTGAAGAAACATATTCTCTAATTTCAAGTATGTCTCCAACATTAAGTGTTTTTAAAATATTAACAAAAGAAAAGTCACTATTAAATTCGTAATCAAATCCATTAATTAATTGTTGATTATTAATGTATAGGTAGACAGCTCGATTACTTAAAGTTTTTAAATCAAATTTATCTGAAATAACAAATGTGTTAATATCTGGATCTTCAACTTCGTAAATTAAATTTGTATATGCTCCGCTACCGATCATATCAGAATTTACAAACGGGCTTGAAGGATTTTTACCTCTTGTTAATTCATTAATAATATTGTCAACTAGCTTTGGAATATCTCCATCAAAATCTAATTCTCCAGAAATTTTAATAAAATTATGTTTAAAATCAGTATAAGACTTTTTAGCATATCGGAGAGCTTTAATTAAATTAACCTGCTTATCAACTAGCAATGTTAATGCAACAGGTGCCACACTTTCATGTTTTAAAAATCTCTTAGTATATGCCTGGAATCCATGAATGTCTCTTAAAGAATTATTTCCTACAACAAGTCCAGAGAATCCATTGTAAAATTCTAATCCAGACGAAATATGATCAACTGCTTGTCCAAACGTAAAATCTGTTAGTTCGTTGTTTAACGGATTTTTTTCCAAACCTACAGGAATTTCATAATATCCTTCTTCTGGAATTAAATTACAAAATATTTTTATTACAAGAACATCTTTTACAGCAAACGGTGTAGCAAAAATAAAATTTCCACCTTGTCTTGTATATGATTCTGTATAACGCTCTCCGTTCTTATAAAAATAAATTTCGTCTTGATCAGTTACTTTAAACCAATCAACGGTATTAAAATAAACCGTGTCAGTTGCTGTGGTAATTACCTGCGAATCAATGATTGGTTGTAGATATTTTTGTTCAGTTTCAATCCAATGATTAACATATTCGTCTGTTAGGTTAAATTTACAGAAACCAGTATTAATATTTTTTGAATATGATTTTCTTAAAACTTCATAGGTAAAGGATTCTATATCCCATACAAATTCAAAACTTATATCTCCAACGTTGCTGATATTAAGATAGCTAATTGGAAATCCAAGTTCTAGGTCAACAACTCCTGTGCTTTCTTTGTATGCTAAAATTTTAGTACCGCGGAATGTTGAAACTGGATACGTATCTTTATCAGAAAAACTTACACCATTTTCATCAAATGCATCAAATAAAGGTGCTTGATTAACTTTAGTTTTTTCTTGGCTACTTAACCAAGCGGTTCCATCATAGTAGAACATTGTTCCTTTATTTTTCTTTCCACGGCGAACTAATAAGGTTTCTCCAATGATGGATTCAGTATCATCAACTTTTATTAAGGTGATTTGATTTTGACCGTTTTGAGTGAAGAATTTAACTTGATAAATTTTATTATTAGCTAAACTATCAGTGTCGGCCGTTACAAGAATTCTTGCTCCGTTAAACAACGGCTCACCGTCAATACTATAACCAGTACTTCCTTCAATTTTAGAAAATACGTCTGACGTAAATGTGTCAATGTAATCTACGGTTTCCTTAGCAAATACTCCGTGTTCGTATAATTTTAAATTTGGTAAAAATTCTATAATAGGACGTTTTGCTCTAGCTGCTTCGTCGTGGTAAAAATCTTCTCCTGATAATTTAAAAGAAAGTTCCAATACACTTCTATGAAACCAACGATTATATCGTGACCAAGGATTTAAATCTTTACTACTTTTAGCTATTGTGATATAATCTTTTGTTCCCGGATACGAGCTTGCATCATCAAAAGGTGCTGTGTCAAAACCTTCATTATCAAATAATACTTCTGGAACATCTGATGTTAATACAGGAACAACTAAATCATCAAAGTTGGTCAATGAGATTGCTTTACCAACACCTTCAACTAACCAATTTCCTTTTGAATATTTCTCTGGGGTAACAACACCGCCAAAATTAACAATCATACCATTGCTTAGTTCAATTCCGTTGCTACTTGTATATGTTGTCTTTCCAATAATATCATCGTTAATATTAATTTTTGAATTTTCTTCAATGTCGGAAATAATAAACTGACCAAATTTATTTGGATCAGTAATACTTTGATAATAAAGAATATCCGGCGCATCGTAAGGCACATCAAATGTTAGTGTTCCATTCTCAATGCCAAAATTTGTAATTCCTTTAGTGTAGTCAAGTGCTGCTGAATTTGCATTTACAATTTCAACAAATTCCCAGTCTTGAGATTCTGTTGTTATTGTGCTACCGTCGGCCGGAGATACTGGAACTTTTGCTTTCCATACAGAACCATTGAATACAACAATAGATCCTTGAGGATAGAATAAATCAGGATTAAATGTCAATGAACCAGTATCATATGATGTTCTAATAACAAATCCGTTACCCGGAACATTTACAATAAATTTGTATTTTTGTCCTCTATATAATGTTATTCTAGGATTGTTTGTATAGCCGTCTGGAGAAAAAATAAAAGAAGACGCTTCTCCGAGCTTAACTCTATATGTGCTTATTACAGAAGAACTTTGGCCTAAAATTCTAATTGGTGGAGGACCGCTTGGCATCCAAAAATATTCTCTATAATTAATAAACTTATCCCAGTCAACAGGAGGGTTCCAACTATAGTGCTGGTGTTGATCAATTAGATCATCTCTATCTTCATTATTTCCAAAATATTTTAAAATATTTTTAAAGTCAATGAAGTCATAAAAATTTTGTGTCTTACCATCTTTTTTAAGAACAACGCCAGGCTCCAACTGATATCTACTTCTAAGAGTAGCGTCGGTATCTAAATAAATGTCTGAGCCGTTGTATGTTTTACCGTATCTACGCCCAACATATCCTACGTTCTTCTCTAGTGTACCAGGTTGCAGTAACGGATCTAAAACGCCGGATAAAAATTTATCATTAGCATCTGTTTGAAATACCTTTGGTAATAAATCAGATGACTTTCTAATAGGTAATTGACTTTTTGGAAAAAACTTTGCCATTCTTAAGTACTCGTTGAAGTAATAATTGTTCCAGAAATTGCACCAATTTCTGCTGCATTAATAGATGTTACTATTTCTATATCATCTACGGTAGCACCGCTTACAAAAATTTCATCTGCTCTACTTTGAATTTCAAACAGACTACCAAACACCTGAGATTGTTGTCTTGGTACAATAACCATGTTAGTAATGTCAGGCGCTGTTGAATTAATCACATAGGTTATTAATTCTGAAAGATAAAATTTATCTCCAAAGTCCCAATTTGCCGAATCAAAAAATTCATTGATCGCTGCAATAATTCTAACCTTTAAATCGTTATCGTTGATTGTCTTTGATGAGTTTTTAACAATTTTAAATATTGCTTGTAATTTTTCATCTGCGGTTTTTCCGAATAACACTTTATATGAAACTGGATGATATACAATATCATCGCTTATAGATTTAATTGCACTCAAGTTTCCGCCAAATGCAATTCTTAAACTTTCTGTTGTTGGCGGTTCGGGCATTTTTGTTAACACACCTTGCAAGTAATTTCTAAAATCTGTGTCATAAGAACGTGTTAATAGATACACATCAATAATATTACTTACGCTTGGATCGATACGGCGGTCAACATTTGCATGGTGCAGATATTGGAATTTAATTCCAGCCCTACCAATGTTTGCTCTAAAATTACTTTGAAGAACAAATGTATTTGTTGTTCTATCAACCATTTTTACAACATCTTCAGCAATGTCATAAAAATATACAAGTTGGCCATCGGTATAATCTGTAACCTTGACGTCAATTTCTTTAGCCGCTAATACAATGTCATTGTTTGTATTATCGAAATATTGAAATATTTTTGCTCCGGTGTCGTCGACCGTTTCTTGGAAAAACAAAAATTTATTTGCTGAATCTTCTCCAACAATTCTAATAAACTCGTCTGGGTCATCAATAACTCCGTCGTCGTCAGAATCAGCAAACGCAATTTTAATTGCATCGGTGCTTTGATATCCATCTTCAAAACGAATACTATCACTAATTTCAAAAACAAGATCTTGTTTTAGATAATCTAAAAGACCGTTGTCGGTATTAATTCCTAATACCTTGATTTGATCTTTAACAACCTTGTTTGTTTTGCTATCGTAGATTTTTTGATTTGAATCAAAATAGAAACGATTTTTTCTAATACTAGCAAAAATATATTCCATGCTTCTAACGTGGACAACATACTTGTCTGGTTCTTTAACAAACGCTATGATCCATGAAGAATCAATTCCAGAGTTTGATGTGTCGCCTGCTTTACCAAGACTAAAACTATTGATTAAATCTAGATTTGCGGCTGTAATAATTTTCCAGGCGGCAGATTCAATATCGTATCGCAAACCAAAGTTTAAATTTGAAAATGCAAGGTTTGCCATTTCAGTTTCAAATGCATTAGGTAAATTTGAAACCCACTTTGGTACTATTTGAAAAGCTACCGAACCCGAAGGAATATTATCACTAAATGTAATTGGGCCTAGGCCTGTACTTAATACTCCACGGCCCGCATTTGTACCGTCACCAACAACTCTAACAACCTTAGACCAAATATATGATTTTTGTAAAGGATCTGTTAAATCTTGAGTAACAAGTTTTCCGTTTTTAAATGCTTTGCCGGCGGGCGGAACAAATTTAACTATTGAATCAGGTAAAAGATATTTCAAAGTATTATTTGTATAAACACCTGTTTTTAATAATGACGAGTCAACTCCACTAATAAAATATCCTGTTGAACTATTAGTTGATGTGGTTACTGAATTCCAAACCGATGTTGGATCCGTAAACAAAATTTTTGTATATTTTGTTATATAAAAATTAAAAACATCAGTGCTGTCAATTAATGGCTCAATAGTATTTCTAATAAAGTTATAAATTTCAATCTTATTTGTAAATTTAAACCCTAATGTTGTCTCAACTTCGTTTTTATAAATTAAACCGTCGTCAGCGAATACATCAATACTTGAATATTTTCCGCTGGCATCAATAATATCAAAATTTCTGCTAATACCGCTCGATGTTCTATTAATTGCTTTAACTTTAAGAATATCTTGACTGCTGGTTAAAGGCGCAAGATTATAATCTTCGCCTGTGATCATTCTGTTTTGTGTATAATAAGATGCTGGTGCATTTGCACGAATACTATCAATACTTTCACTTGGAGTTGAGGACGATACGGTATATTTTAAACTCATACTAATTGTTAATGTATGAGCTGATCCTAATTTATTAACATAAGGTATAGATATGCTGATTCCTCGCATGTCGCTAGGAGTTATAGAGTAACTCAAACCATTTGAAACACGATAATAAATTCTAAAATTACCTTGAGGTAAGTTTCCGTATACTCCGTCTGAGAATAATAAATCAACTTTGTCTTTGTCTTTAGTTACAACAGAATAAATGTTCTTGACCTGATTGACCAAACTATTATAAGCAATATTGTTTCCAATTAAATTTGGAACTTGCAACCATTCTGTTGTTTGTGCTCCAACAGAGTTTAAAGAATATAACCAAATATCGTTGTTATTAATTCCTTCGGCGTCAATAGAAACTTTTTCATTTGTCGTAGGAACTGCGATTGAGAAATCTGCTAATTCTAAACTACCTTGTTTAAACATTAAGAAGAAACCATTGTTTAAACTTGCTGGTCCTTTATTGTCATTTTTATATATAAATCCTAGTTGATTAGCAGGCGTAGGTGCTTCTTCATAAATTTCTTCTTTGCCTTTAAAGGTTGTGCTAACAAGCTCGAAAGACATTCTTCTTCCTGCAACATTTTTACTAAATGTGTATAATGGAATATCTCTGTTAGATGTTCTTAATCTATATTGTTCTGTTCTAATACCGTCAATAGTACCAGATCCTTGGCTTCGGCCAAACTCTGTATTGTCTGCCATAGCTGCATTAAGGACCAATAGGAATTGCTCGCTCCAATTTGAATTAGTAGGATCGTTCCAGATGATAATTTGTTTAGATAAATTTTTTCCGTTACTATCAACAATATCTTCAGTTGTTGATATGGTGTCAAATTTTAACAATCCCTTTGACGGAATATTTCTTTTAGGAGTATAACTCAACATCCTAGCAAGTTTTAAAACACTTTCTTTACGCTCTGCTAGTTCAATAAAATTTTCACGACTAGCTAAGTCAATACGGAAACTTAAACTCTGTCCTAAAAATGCAATGGCGTCAATTAAAGCTAAGTATTCGCTTGATTCAATATAATCATTAAAATCTTCAGGATAATTTTCGCGAATATATTCAATAATGACCCTGCGAAGATTTTCAAAGTCGTAGGATTTGAAGTCAGCATTTTTAAATGTCTGATAAATTCTAGTCCAGTCTTCGTTGAGAATTAAGTTATTTTGTCTTGATGTAGCTGTCATTTTATAGTCCTATTCAATATTTATCGCGGAAAATAAACTGGTCAGTTAACTGAGTAATTTAACTTGTCAAAGTCAAAAGTCATACGCTCGCTAACATTAAAAGGCAGATATACTAACTCTGCTTCTATTCGAATTCCTTGATCTGTGCTATCGACAATTACTGAATTAACAGCAATTCTAGGGTCGTAGTTAATAATTTCTTCAACGTCTTTAGCAATTAATTTTTTTACTTCTTCTGTAAATTGTTCAAATAATAAATCCCAAATGACCGTACCAAATTCTGGGTTTTCTAACTTTTCGCCCTTACGAATGTAAAAATGATTAATTAGATCTTGTTTAACAAGATCGATGTCATAGAGTTTATATCCTTTTTTTGTTTCTGCTGAACAAAAACCTTTATAGGTAAATTCTGTAATATTTTGATTTCCAACAGATGCTATATTACTTGCAACCGTTTTTTGATTATATAATTTTGCCATAATTAAGCATCCCTATCCGTGTTATCCGGAGTAACAAATTGTGGCGCTTGATTTTCATGCAAAGGCCACGGTTCGTGCATTGGTATACGTTTCATAATACTTTTAACAGGATCAGGTTTAATATATTTTGTTTTAGCCCAATCAAGTGTTCCGTCTGTTACTAAATTGTCATTTAAAGTTAACGGCAATGCTTTTGTAGCAGGTGTTGCAGCTGGACCGTTCATGTCAATAGCACTTGCAGTTTCAAAGTGGTGAGCACTTTTTATATTGCTGTTTCCTGCTGCTGTAATGTTTGCATCGCCGGTTGCATTTAAATGAATACTTCCTGCTGTTGTTAGATATCCGTTAGCTCCAACAACTAATTCTAAATTAGTAGTTGCATCAATATGAACTGCTCCTAATACACTTCTAACATTAAAGTTTCTTCCTGCTTCTAAATTAATATCTCTATCAGCACGAATGTTTAAATCTTGTTCAGAGTGAATACTAATGCTATCTTGAGCATAGATATCTATTTTTCCATTGCTGGTTAATTCAACCCAGGCTGTTCCTCTAGCATTACCAATATAAATCAAATCTTCGGAATTGTGCATCAACAACTGATGGCCTGTTCTTGTACGTACCCTAAAGTATTCGTTATAAGGAATATTTTTATCTCCCTTATTTCCTTCGAGATATTCAACTCCTCCTTCACCTGCAGAAGTTTTTCGGTAATATCTGTCATCGCCGTCGTCAAATACTAATTGTGTTCCTCCTAGTCGGCCTACCGGAACCGGAGATATTGTTGCAGAATCTTTTCTACCAATATTTGATTTTTTAGCACCGTCTCTTTGATCTAATGGACCTGGAGTTAAAATACCAAAAACCATATTTGGTACATTTCGTCTTACGGTAGATGTAGTTACTCCTCGTGCATCATCTTCAATTAACCCTTGTTCTAAAAATCTATCTGCCATAGGATGCACTGGTTTTTTAATCTTGTCTACCGCAGTACTTTTAGTTAGATCGTTGGCTTTTCTATTGACTTCTGCAACTGGTAACGGCATACTAGTTGAATACTTAGATTTATCTGTAGACGAAATATCTACCACATCAGTACCGCCGATTGCTGGAATCATGTTATTGGCAAAACGGCTAGGAACACAACCAATAAAATATCCTTCAGAAGGATTGCCATCTACAAATATAACCATTACGGTTACGCCAATATCCGGTGGGGTAAACCACATGCCGTAGGATTTTTGTGTATCGTGATAGGCATCTGCATTGCCGGTGTTTTTGCCCATAAATTCGTAGGCAGTACTTCCATAAAATGGTGTTAAGTATTTTACAGGATATGTTTGGCTTTCGTCACCAATTTCGTTTGCAGAATCTCTAAGTAGTGTAACTTCTAATCCCGACATAAAAGAAGGATCAAGATGGCTTACCACCTTAGCAAGATAAGGGCCGTTGCCTATGCCTTGACTAGATTTTTGATTCTGCGGTTTTCTAACTGACTCTGCCATTTATTACCTCAAGCAAAATATGTAGGTGGATCTGACGGTTCACCCTCATCACCGGCATCATCAGTGTCAACAGGAGATGACGATTCTGGTTTAACTTTATCTGTATTGTACATAAGAGTACTTTGTTTATCTGGATCAACTTTGTCATCAAGATCGTTAGGTTGTAGAGGCATTCTAATACACTCTAGTGTTTGTTTAAACAATCCTTCAGAAAAATTATTTTGACATTTAATAACTTTATAAATGCCGCTAAAGGGACTATCTGATTCTCCAACAAACAAATAAGTTCCTTTTTCTTCCATTGGTTCAATCGGTGTTCTAAATCTCATATAGATGAATGTATCACCTGCTTCATAGTTTGCTGTCCCGTCTTCGGTAATTTGATCTGTGGCTCCTGGGCCTGCAAAATATCCGCCCATGCCGCTATCTACCATCCAGTAAGGATCTCCAATAATTTCTGCTGAAATTTTTACCATTTCAGCTTGAGAACTTTCAAGGAATGCTTTGTGAAAATTATTAGCAACTACTTGTTCATCAGTTAAATTTCCAGAACCGCCAAACGGTAGTTTAATAGCATTTACATCCTGTGCAACCGGCCTACTTCCTGTAGGACTCTTAGCTGCTGTTACTCCTCCCGATCCTTTTTCAACTTCTGCTTTGTTTTGTTGCGGATCGCCTGATGTTTGTAAATCTTTATTTGCAAGGCGGCCTGCATCTTCAATTCTATTTGATGCAACTGCGGTATAAAAAGAATTATTAATTTGTATATCAAATCTTAATAAATCATTATTTGTACCTGTATAGATGTAATTGTATTGTTTAACTATTTGTTCTTCTAACTGGTCATATCCTAAAGGGACTGCATTAGGATTTGTAAAAACCGAATTATGAATTTTGTATGGCATTACTCTAAAAATAATACGTTTTGAATATTTTTTAAATTTAGGATCCCAATTCAAAAGCTGTGTTTGAACATCAATTCTAAACCAATTAATCATACCAGTTGGATCAATATTAGATTCTTTTAATGCCTTAGCTGCATAATCGGATTCTTCAATGGCTTGTGTAATAACTTCTAATATTGATTGTTTTTGAGCATAGTTAAATGTTCTTTCTTTTGCATTTATTGAAACTTTATCTCTATTAACTTTTCCTGTGCTTTCGTCATATGCATCTTCTGCTTTTGGGGCAACATAGTTTCCTCCTGAGTCTGCCTGGAAATTAAAACTTGCATTGCCTATAGCGTTTGAAATAAAAAATGCCGGATCGTCCTCTGGATTAGCATAAGATGCACTTTTTGAAATTACTCGTTCATTTGATGTGTTTATTACTGCTCTGTTGTCTGCATCGTCTGGTCCAACTCCAGGGATTGGATCAAATGAATTTTCTGGAAAATGTATTTCGTACTTGTCTGGGTACGTTTTTAATTCAGGAACAGATTTTTGTTCGTGCTCATTAAGAACCGTTGTTAAACTTCTTTCTCTGCCTGCTAATAATTCTTTTACGGTACTTCCTGTGATTGCTATATCAGTTTTTAATGCTGTGTAGGTTTCAGAAAATCCTTCTTGATTATAAACAATGGCTTCAAATTTATAAGTGCTTCCAGATTCTGTAACATTAAAAGTTGTTTTCTTTAACAACATTAAAAAGAATTTTGGTTTTATAGAAGCATAGGATTTCATATCTTGATCAAATCCTACAAATTCCATTTTTAAACAATATACTGCTTCTTCAAGATAACTTGGATATCCTGCTGCCAGAGCCGCAACCTGAAGACTCTGTAAAAACAATCCCATGCTGTAAGGTTCTATAATTTCAAAGGTAAAGTTAATAGCATTTGAAGAGCCTGTAGCAGGAGTACCTGTCATTAAGGTATCCATAGAAAAGTTTTGAATAAAGTATTCAGGGGCTCCGTAGGCTGTTGCTGCTCTTTCCTGATCATATCTTCCGCCAGACGAAAATACAACTTGTTTTTCAACGAATGCAGAATTTCTGTATAGGTAAGGATTATTTGCTTCCTCGGGTTTTAAACATGCCAACGTCCATAAAACATTATATGATGCAAATTGTTCTAACTGATTAGCAAACCCTCGTTGTTTAGGTTTAATATTTTCTTTGCTACCTGCACTAATAGTTGCTCTGGCATCAGTTCCTGCAGGTGTTTTTCCCTGCAATAAACTTAACTTTATGTCTGATGAAGTTTTTGCAAAACCAAGTCCAAGGTTTGATGCTGTTGCAGTTGGATCGATTCCTGTACCGTCTGGTTTAGTTAATGCTGCACCAAATACTTGACCAATGTCTCGTAATCCTAAAGCCATATTATATTCCTAAAAATCTTTCTAGATTGCTTTTTTTTGGAAGATAAATTTCTGTTCCGGGTTCAAAATCATATATTGGATCTTTAATAACATCCATATTTCTTTGAACAAAAACCCACCATAGTTTTGGTGTTCCATACAAATCATAGGACAATAAATCCGGTCTGTGTTTGTATTGATTTTCTATTTTGTATTTGAAATCATCAGTCTCTGCAGGAATGGGTCTGATAGACAACAATTCAAGATACAAATTGTTTTGTTTAGTAAGAAAATAAGGTGAACTTTGTCTATACTTTGCCATGTTATAGGAATCCTGTTGTGTTTGCTG